GATCAATCGTGCTAAGTGGATCATCAGCACTTATCTTATGAAGTAAAAGGAGTACAGTTAATGCAGTTTAATTATAATCTTTCACTACAGCAGGTCGCCGAGCGTTTTAGCCAGGCTAGTTTTGTCCTAGCACATGAGGGTGAGGATATTGCTAAAGAAGACCTGTACTTTATCTGCAAGCAATTAGAAGAGGCTCAGGCTGCTCTATTGATGCATGCCAATAAACGGGAGACTGAATATGCGTAAGGGCGAGGCTGTCACAGTCCGTAGCGAAGCCGGCAAAGGTGTCAATTGCCCTATTGTCGATATCGATGGAGACCGTATTTGGGTCAGATTTCCGACTAATCAGGTACTGGAAATGGACTATAACGAGAAACGGAAACTCTATGTGGGACGCATGGCCAGATTGGAATTTACTGTGAATCCAAAGGAAGTGTAAGTTGTTGTTTTTAAACAACAAAATTCCTGGAAAATAATGGATAAAAAGGCTTGACTTTTGAGACATTTGGGCATATAATACATTTATGAAATCAAAAATCTTTATCATTCAAACTGACAATTACAAATATTTCAAAAGCAAATTGCCCACATGGCGAAATGGTTTTTGTGAAATTATGCGGAGCGTTACTGTAGAACCAGACCCGCATAATGTTTATGATTGTTGGGGTACTATCGAGGCATACGGCCAAAAACTTTTTGTTTATGCCCACGATTATGAAGGTGAAGAAAAATTGTGGCAAATTCACGGTGTTGCTAGAAAACAACAGTTTTGAAATTCGTGGCTAATAAGGCTTGACATTTAATCGGTTTGGGCATATAATATACATATAGACTGAGAAAACGGAGATAGAAATGAACACTGCCCAAACGATTCTTTCACAAATTAAGACTCTTGACCCTATGGCTCTCTTTGCTTGGGGTGCTAAGGATCTGATGAACATGGGCGACGGTCTCAAGTTCAAGACCTCGGGCATGACCCCTTATAAGGGCTTTGTCTATGTCAAATACAACCCGGTTCCTGATCTGTATGAAGTCCAATTCTTCCGCTTCCGTAAGTTGGAGATGAAGATGGATAAGGTCGTGGAAGATGTCTATGCCGAGGATCTTGTCTCGGTCATCGATAATTTTGTCGGCTAAGGCTTGACTTTGGGTAAACCCGGTAGTATAATATATCTATAGTTTGATTTAAGGAGACTCTCATGTTCGACACTAAGATGGAAACTGCTCTCGACAATCTCAAGACCGAGATTATCTCTAACTACAATAGTTGGCAGGTTGCTAGCGGTAAGCCCCGTACCGAAATTCAGGCTAAGATGCTTGATGAGTTTATCAACAGCATCCGCTTTGATGAAGGTAGCAAGTACATCAAGGTTGTGACCGGCTCTAGTGTCTGGGGTTTCATCGTCAAGGGCAAGGACGCTAAGTTTGCTCCCGGCGACATTCTCAAGGCTGCTGGTTGGGCCGCCCCTGCCCGTAACAAGGCTCGCGGTAATGTGTTGTCCGGCGACTTGAGCAAGGTTCGCTGGACTGGTCCTGAATATTTGATCTAAGGAGAGCAACATGGCTCGCACGCCTAAAGTTCGTAGGGAGTTTGATACTCTTTTGATGCTGAGTGCTGCCTGTGCCGCGCAACGAGTTAACAAGGCATACCTCAAATTTGCTGATGGTAGTCCTAATAGCGAGAGCCCCTATGTTCCTAGACCCAGCAACCGCGAATTGGTCTATCAATTTTTAGATAACCTCGATACAATCACCGACGCTGACCGTGAGTTGGCTGAGAAGGTCAAGACTTATTGGAACGGCAAGACATTCAAGGTACTTACTGGTGAGTATATCAGTAACTTTGACCGTAGCGTGTTGGAACTGTTACAGAAGGAAAAATTGTATGACGGCTACGATCTAGCAGTTGTCGCAAGTTTGCCTAATAGTTATCTGTCTGGTGTTGCCCGTGATGAGCGTGAGCGCCGTGTCAAGTTTGCGGCAGGTGGATATCTAGGCAGTATCGGTGGCACGGTCGAGGCTACAATAGAGGTCACTAAGTCAGTTTACAGTAAGAAATGGTGCGTATACTTTCTTACCGGTATCACTACAGGTGATCAGGCTGTGTTTTTCAGTTACAAGCAGGATGTGAGTCCTGGCACTATATTGTCAATCAAGGGTAATGTTAAACGCCAGGATAACAACACTACCCAACTCAATAGGGTAAAAGTGTTATGAAATATTTTGTAGGATTCATTCTTGGTATCATTGTCGCTACAGTAGGCTTTAGCGGTATCGCTAAACTATTAGACAACGGCGTGAACAAGGTAAAAGAGGTTGCGACTGAAAAGGCGCAATGAAGAAGAAACGACTATTAACAGGAAGAGATATGGGACTTGATCAATACGCATATATCGCTAGCAAGGCTAATACTGAGTGGGACGATAGTAGCCGTCAGGATGTTTCTTATTGGCGTAAGCATCCTAACTTGCAAGGTTGGATGGAGAAACTTGCTGAAAGAAAAGGTCTACAGTACGATTCATTCAATGGTATTGAAGTCGAACTAACCTGGGAAGATATCGATAAACTTGAAAAAGATATCAAGTCAGGCACGGTCGCTGAACTAGGTACTAGGGGTTTCTTTTTCGGAGACTTTAGTGATGAACACTACCGTGAACAGGATCTAGAATTCTGCACTAATGCTAAGGCAGAATTGTTTTTGAAGCGTAAAGTATTTTACAATTCAAGTTGGTAATTTTTTAAAGGAGAAGATGATGAGTAAATTTTTCGAATGGTTTGGTCGCAATCGTAAGCCTATCGGTTACACGGTTGGTGCATTGAATGTGTTGTCAGGCGTGAATTTTCTATTGCAAGGTGATGCAGGATTGGCTGTATTGTGGTTCGTGATCGGCGGAACCATCTTGTTTGATACTTACGAATACAAGTAATCATGGGAAAACTATATCGTATAAAACCTGTAGATAAGAAATCTATCTATGCTGTCTATGATGTTTACAAGACTGACGAAGAAGGTAATGTTCGAGGTTTCGTAGTACGAGAACTATATCGTTGGGGTCAAGGTTTCCGTGAACTGGATGAACCAATACATCTAGAAGATAAATGCATCATTGTCAATAATCAATTGGGTTGGGGTTGTGAATTAGATGACACCATCAGTATTGATTTTGAGTTTGATGGAGACTTTACTGATGAGGAAAAAGAAGAGATTGAAAATCTCTGGTGCGAAGGTGATTCAGAAGATCCAGATGGCAGGATTGGTGCCGCATGGCTCTATGATTGGAGTGACTGGGAAGTTGAAGACGACTATGTAGAGATTTATGGTCCCTTCACAGTTGACATCGTAGACGGAGACGAGTATAATGTAGTCATTGAAGAAAACATTAAACTAGAACCCCGTCCGAAACTAGACCCAAATACTGCATGGCCTTTTAAGTAAAATGGTAGATTATAGTTTTATTGGTTGGTGCAAAGAAGGTAAGCACGACAAGGTTTGGATCGCAATACAGTTGCGAAAATACAACTTTGATACCAATGAATTGGGTAAAGTATTGACACTTTGGGGTAGACGCGGCGGTACCCTTCGTAGTAAAATAGTCGATGACGATGATGATCTATACAAGTTGATTAGGTCTAAACGCAACAAAGGCTATGAACAATTGAGTACAGAATATCTTGGCAAGGTGTACCCTGAATTCAAAGCCGATCTTGAGAAACAATATATCTGGAGCACATTAGCACTATGAGCGCAAGTTGGATCAGTAAACTAAACGAGAGTGACAGTCGCCTACACAAGGAAGATGTACTTCGCCAGGCTCTTGAGGCAAGTGTCCTCGGTAGCGTGAACGCTAAGAACTTTCTTAACTTCACACGGTACTGTTACAATCCCTATGTGACTTTCGGCGTCAAGCAAGTACCTAATCGTGAATTCGATGACGGCATGGAAGTCGAACATGAAAACCCCTGGTATGAGTTTGAAGAACTACTTTGCAAACTCGCCAACCGCGAATTGACTGGTAATGCCGCGCGTGATGCCCTAGTAATGATGTCAAATAGATTTGATACCGTTGAGTGGAATACATTCTGCGCACCTATTATCCGTCGCGACCTTCGTGCAGGTATCTCCGATAAGACTATCAACAAAATCTGTAAGAAGACTGAGTATGAGATTCCTATCTTTGGTTGTCAGTTGGCTACTAACAGTGAAGGTCGTCCTGAGATGAAGGGCTTGAAGCGACTTGAACCTAAACTAGACGGTGTGCGTGTATTGATGCGTGTAGTACACAATGATATGGGTGAATGTGTCACTACTTGCTATAGCCGTAACGGTAAAATCTTTGAGAACTTTACTCTTATCGAACAGCAAGTACAAGAAAACTTTTTCAAGTTTGTGCGCGCCGCAGGTGATCGCAGTTTGATGAATGGCTTCTGGCTTGACGGTGAAGTGATCGGTAACAGTTTCCAAGAGTTGATGCGACAAGCACGGCGCAAGGATAACGCTAAGGCTGATGATAGCGTGTTCAATATCTTTGATATCATTCCCATCGATGATTGGGAGCGTGGTTACTGGAATGCACAGTTGCACAAGCGGGTAGCATTGCTTGAGAAGTTACGTCCCGTCATTGATACTATGCCTAATGTAGAACTGTTGCCGCATATCATGGTCGATCTTGATACCGGCGAAGGTCGTGATCAATTGATGCGTTATGCTAAAGACAATGTGAACGCAGGATTCGAGGGCATCATGATCAAGGACATCAACAGTCCTTATGAGTGTAAGCGCAATACGTTTTGGATGAAGTGGAAGCCTACTATCACGGTTGATCTTAAGGTGGTAGCACTTGAAGAAGGCACTGGTCGTAATGAAGGTCGTCTTGGTGCTCTTGTATGCGAAGGAACTGATGATGGTAAGTTTATCAAGGTTAATGTCGGTAGCGGATACAGTGATGAGGATCGTGATAGTTATTGGAGTAATTCTGATGCTGTTATTGGCCGTACTGCGGAAGTTCTTTGCGATGTGATCACGCAGAACCAAGATGGTACTTATAGCCTTCGTTTCCCTCGATTCGTGAGGTTCCGTGACGATAAGTAACTCATGTTCAAATATTATGAGTTAACATTGCAAGGCATAGACGAGGTAACACTTGTCTATGAACTTGAATCACATAGACCTGCTCAAGTATGGGCAGGTCTTATCAATAGTAAAAGCCCTAAAGATTTGAGACCTAGTTTAAATCCATGGCAGAATTTCAATAAAAATATCATCGATGAGAAAGTAGATATACTCAATCTATTGATAGATGATTTGAATTCTTGGTTGCCCGTCAATAATAAGATAGGTCAAAAGTGGGATAAGAATGACCATCAATCATCGGCAAACAGATTGCATATTCACTTTCCTGAACAAGAAAAACATGAGACTGATATATCGC